CGCCAAATGGTCATACGGCCATGTCTATGAAGTCGTTCAGGCGAAGCCAGAGAAGAAGCCTCGCCATCTCGCGAAAGTCGATGCTGCACTTCTGAACGCGATGGAGCAGAAGGGCCTGGTCGCCATGGAACAGGGCGGCGACCGAACCGTGTTTCTCGACGTGATCGGGCGGCAATACCTTACGTCGTCGCCCGTAAATCCGCCCAAATTCTTCATCACGCCGCAAGGCTTGGCGTTCTTATCGGTCAATCCGCTCGATCCGGACCCTCATGCCGCTCAACACCGTCATTTGGTCGAGCGCGTGATCGCGCCCGGCGGCCGTCCGGTCACCGTGCTCGAGAATGCGAAGGAATCGCCGCTGGCATGGCTGCGTCATCGCGACAAGTCACGGTCGTGGCTGTCGGACGACGAATACGAGGCTGGCGAGCGACTGCGGAACGACTTCGAACTGTCGGGCCTTTCCGCCAAGGTTACAGCGACCTGGGATAAGCCGCTGAACGTGGCGGCGTTCTGGGATCGGGCCGATCTAACGGCCGTCCAACTCGACGCGCGCCGCCGCTTCAATGCCGCGCTGCGCTTTCTGGGGCCGGACTTGTCCGACATTACGGTCAATGTCTGTTGCTTCCATACTGGAATCGAGATGATCGAGAAGGCGCGATCCTGGCCCACGCGCAGCGCCAAGCTCCTACTTCGCGTCGGCCTAAGGCGGTTGGCCGAACACTACGGCTTCATCGAAGCCCAGCTGCCCGATCATGACCGCGTTTGACCTCGCGGCCGGCACGCTTTTTGGGAACGCGGACCTTGGGAAGGACGCCACTTGGAAGCCTGGCGGCATCGGCGGCGTTGCCGTCAGGGTCATCGTGACCGCTCCGGATAAGTTGGTGGACTTTGGCCGATCGCGCGCTGCGCTGCCGTCGGTTCTGATTGATGTCCGGAAATCCGATGTATCCGCGCCGGGCGAGACCGATACCGTCGTCATCGACGCGGCTGAGTACAAGATCACGGCGCCGCCGATGCTGGACGACATGGGAATCGTTTGGCGGTGTGAAGCCGAGCGGGCTTAGACCATGAAGTTTCAGTTCAAGGCGCCGGACCTCGGCAAGGTCTTGAAGGAAACCGAGCACGACATCGAGAAATCCGTCACCAGCGCCATGCGCGAAGTGACCGCAACACTGAAACAAGACTTGCGTGACGACGTTATTGCAGGTGGTTTGGGGCAACGCCTTGCGCGAACCTGGCGCGGCAAGACGTTCCCTGAACGGACGGAAAGCCTGAACGCTGCGTCCTTTGTCTGGTCGAAGGCCGCGAAACTCGCCGATGCGTTCGACCGCGGCGCCCTGATCAAATCGCGCGATGGCTTCTTTCTGGCGATCCCGACCGCTGCAGCCGGGCCGACTGGTCGAATCGCAAATGGAAGGTCCGAACGGATTACGCCCGGCGGCTGGGAACGGCGGACGGGGCTTCGACTTCGGTTCGTCTATCGGCGCGGCGCGCCGTCTCTATTGGTCGCCGATCAATCGCGGCTGAACTCGAAGGGTTTGGCCGCTGCCAACCGCCGCAAGCGCGGCGATGCATCGATACCGATCTTCATCCTGGTTCCTCAAGCCAAGCTGAAGAAGCGCCTGAACATCGAGAAGATCGCCGAAGAAGCCGCCGATCGCGTTCCCGCGATCCTGACGAAACATTGGAGACTGTCGTGACGTCGAAGCGGGAACAGGTTTTGGACGCCCTCACGGCGCTGGTGACTACGGCTTTGCCGGCCGCAACCGTGCTCAGAAACGCGGCCAAGCCTCAGCGCATTCCCGCCGGCGGCCTCGTCGTCATTCGCGATGGCGATCTAGGCGAAGCCGAAGTGCTTCTGTCGCCGCGCCGCTACGTCTACAATCATCGCATCGAATTTGAGGTCGCAGCCCTGAAACAGGGTGCCGCGACGCGCGAGCAAACGCTCGATGGCATGCTTGTCGCGATCGGAAACGCGATCCAAGCCAATCGGACCCTGGGCGGCCTATGCGTTGAGATATGGCCCGAGGCTCCGGTCAATGACGACATCGAAACCGAAGGAACGCCTGCGGGGCGCTCTGCCGAATTCGCCGTCGTCGCGGACTACGACACTCTGAACCCGCTGAACTAATCTCAAGGAGATGAACATGGCGCGCGCGCGCGGTTCCAACGCGACATTGGCGTTGGTCTTCGAATCTGTCTACGGCACGGCGCCAGGATCGGGCTACCGCCGCGTTCCATTTTCGTCGATCGACCTGGGCGAGCAACAGGGCTTGATCGAGAACGATCTTTTGGGTTTTGGCCGCGAGCCTCTGGACCCCGCTTTCGACGTCGTCAACAATCAAGGGAACTGCAATGTCCCTGTCGATGTCCGGAACATTGGCATTTGGTTGAAAGGCCTGTTTGGACAGCCGACGACCGCCGCCGCGATCGCCGCGACCGGTTCGATCACGTTCTCGGCTCAACCCGCCGTCAACAGCACGATCACTCTAGGCGGCGTCGCATGGACGTTCGTGGCGTCCGGCGCGACGGGCAACCAAACGAATATCGGCGCCAACCTCGCCGCTACCTTGACCGCGTTGGCGAGCGCTCTCAACGCCAGCGCGAACACGACGATCGACGACGTGACCTATTCGTCGAACGCGACGCAGCTCCTTATGACGCACGACACGCTCGGCCATGCGGGCAACGCCTTCACGCTTGCGGCTTCGACGTCGCCGGCGTCGAACGGCGTCGTTTCAGGTTCAGCGCTGACGGGCGGCGCGAACACGCATACCTATGACAGCGGCTCGCAAACGCTGCCGTCGCTCGCGGCCGAAATCCAGTTGCCGGACGTCCCGTCCTTCCACATGAACTATGGGATTCGCGTCAATAGCTTCCAAGTTCAAGCGCAGCGTTCCGGACTTCTGGGCGCCGTCATGAACTTGATCGCGCAAGGCGAAACGCCCAATGCGACGACGCAGGCCGGATCCTTGACCGAGCACGTCCTCGAGCGTTTCGGGCAGTTTCAAGGGTCAATCAGCCGGAATGGCGTGCCGCTGGGTAATGTCGTCTCGGCCGACCTCACCTACGCGAACAATCTCGACCCCGTCGAAGTCATTCGTTCTGACGGCCGCATCGCCGACGCTGATCCCGGTATTGTGTCGATCCGGGGAACGGTCAACACGCGCTGGGAAGACAACGCCCTTTTGAACCAAGCGATCGCGCGGGATCCATGCTTGTTGACCTATGGCTGGCAGATCAACGCCAGCAAACGCATCGATTTCACGCTGCAGCGTGTCTTCCTGCCGCGTGACGCGCGCCAAATCCAAGGTCCCGGCGGGATCCAAGTTCCATTCAGCTTCCAAGGTGCGCGCGACGCCGCGTCTTACTGACGAAATCAACAGAAAAGGTGGCCCATGTTGCAACTCAAACAGCCTTCGCTTGAGCCTTATTGGATGGACTTGGTGGCAGGCGTTCGCCTGCAGGTCCGTCCGCCCACGACCGCGCTCATGCTCATGTCGAAGAACGACGCGCATGGCGCCATCAAGGGCGATGAAGCCAGCTCGGAGACAACGGCGAAGTTTCAGGTTGCGTGGGGCAAATCGTTGGCGAAGGCCGCGATCGTCGATTGGGAGGGCATCGGCGACGCCGGCGGCGCGCCCGCGCCGGTCACGCCCGAAAACATCGAACTGCTGATGGAGAACTACGCGGCGTTCTCGGCATTCGACCGGGAGTACATGACGCCGGCGATGCTGTTGGACAGCGAAAAAAACGCCTAAGGGCGCTGGCGGGTTGGCATTTCGATCCAGACGGCGGCGATGCTTATTGCCGCCATTGTCCCTCGACGTGCGCCGAATGCCCTTATGAGGTCAACCAACCCGAAACAGCCGAAGGCCGCGTCGCGTGGGCCGTGCTGCGCCACTGTCGAGGCCAGGTTAGGGCCACATTCGGCGGCGCGTATGGTTTGGACTATGGCGCTGTTCTCGCCTATGCGAGCGCGGCGGGAGCGCTGAACCCGATCCTTGTTCACATGTTGCCGGAGGTCGAGGGCATGATACTCGACTCAATCCGCCGCCACACCCCGCCGGACGCAGAATGACCGCCAGACAAGTCTCCATACGCCTTGGCGTCGATGGCAAGGCTGAGGTCAAACGTGCGCTTGAAGACGTCGGGCAGACCGGCGCGATCGCGTTTCAGAAGGTCGAGCAAGCGGCTGCTGGCTCTGGTCAGGAAACCGATCGGCAACTCGCCAAGTACAAACGGTTGGCGGAAGCCGCCAAGTCGGCTGCGGCCGCGCAGCGCTTTCAGGATCTGTCGAATAGCGCGTTGGGCGTTTCCGGGCGAGACATTAAGTCCGCCAAAGAGTCCGCCGATATTTTCCGGCAGGCGCTGGACGAAGCTGATGCCTATCAGGCCAAGGTCGCGCGGATTCGCGAGACCATCGACCCGCTGACGGCGTCGCAGAACCGCCTCAATCAAGAGATCGCGGAATATCGCGCGCTTCTCGCGAAAGGCGCTATTTCCCAGCAAGAATTCAATTCCATCCATACGATCGCGCAGCAGCGCTTCGCCGAAAGCGCCCTGCAGCTCAAGAACTTCGGTCGTCAGTCGGGACTGACCCGAACGCAGCTGCTGACCTTCCAATACACGTTCAACGACGTCATCGCCTCGATCGCATCTGGGCTTAACCCGATGACGATCTTCCTGCAGCAATCCGGCCAGGTGACCCAGGCTTTCGGCGGGGTGCGCCAAACCATCGTCGGCATCGGTCGAGCGTTGGGTCCTGTCGGAATCGGCCTTGCAGGCGTAACGGCGTTGCTGGGCGTCGGCGCCGCCGCTTGGTACTCCTATGACCGTGCCGTCCGGGAAGTCGAGACCGCCCTGCAGGGCATCGCCAGGACCACGGGCGCAAGCGCCGACGAACTCAATCGAAGCGCCCAGGCCTCAGCCGACGCCGCGAACATATCGGTCTCCGCCGCGCGCGACATTCAGCTCGCGTTTTTGCGGACGGGCCGCGTCGGCACGCAAGAGATCGAATCCTCGATTAAGATCACGCGCGATTTTGCCGCGACGATGGCGATCGAGATCCCGGACGCCGCGCAGCAATTGGCGAAGGCGTTGGCGGATCCGGCTCGCGGCGCCGACGAGCTGAACGCCAAACTGCAGTTTCTCGACGACCGGACCCGGACGTATATCCGGACATTGGTCGATCAGAACAACAGGACAGAAGCGCAGAAGGTCTTGTTGCGGGCGTTGGTTCCAGCGCTTGCGGATGCGGAGACGGCGACGACCGGGCTTGGGCGGGCTTGGGACTATGTCTCTCGCGCCGCGAGCAATGCCTTCACGTCACTTGGGCAAGCGATCGATCGCGCCTTCGACGCCGAACCGGCGGCCGATCGGTTGGAGACGTTGCGCAAGCGTCTCGGCAATTTGCAGGCCCAGGCGGCTGGCAATGCGCCGGGCGGCGATCCATTCGGCGTCAACAAGTTCCTTGCTCCCAAGCAAATTCCCACGATTGAACGCGAGATCAAGCTTCTCGAGAAGCAACAAGCTCAAGAGAAGAAACTGGCCGCACAGCGCGCCGCCGATGCGAAGGCGAATGAGGTTTCGGCTCGCGCTGGCGACGTCGCGCGAGACGTCACGCCAGGGTTCCGGGATCTTGAACGGCTTCGCCAACAGCAAGCCGCGCTCAAAGCAGCGCTGGACGACCCGCTCGCCAAAGCCAAGCTGAACGACGAGGGCCAGGTCCAAGCGGCCTATGAGCGCGTGTCGCAGGCGATCCGAGACTTCAAGCCGCCGACGGAAAAGGCGACGGAATCGTCGAATAAGCTCAAGAGGGCCGTCCGGGAAAGCGCCGACGCCGTTCTGGCGCTGGCGTCCGCATACCTATCCGGGGCAGATGCGGCGATCAGGGGTGAAGCCGCGCGCACCGCGTTCCGCGAGCAGATCACGGTTTCCGAGGCGCTGCGCAAGGAAATGGCGGAACGTGCCGTCGAAGGTGCGCGCCAGGTTGCGGATATGGAGGCGCAAGCCGCCGCGCAAAGGAAGGTCAACGATGCGATTGCGGCCGGAACGCTATCGGCTGATCAAGCGAACGACTCGCTTCGCCTTGAGCAAGAACTGCGACCGCTGATCGCCGCCCAAGGGATCG